AAGCTTTCATAACCACCGAAGCCATATGCACACGGGCCTTGCCTGTGAAAGCACCGTCATAAAACCACGCTTGATGTTTGTGCACTATCCAACCGGAAGCTTTGACTATATTTTTACCTTTAGCATCACGTTGAATGATTGGTTCGTAACACCTGTTAAACAAAGTTTCCGTGCCGTCTTCCCCGATGTAAACCCCATAAGGCATCGCGGAAGTTCTGTTGCTCAGTGCTAAGATTTCTTTGCGACCAATAAATTTGTAACGAGGTTTATCTACTGTTTCGTTTCTTTCGTTGTCTTCCATTTTTCTCTCCTATCTCTTCCTATTGTGTTCACAACTGGTAACCGGGCAAAACTTACACAGCGGTCCTGTCACTGCGTTCCACACGCCGGTATTATGTGCGGTCTCCAGACGGGTAAGCTCGTTGTCGAACACCGACAAACATTCTTTTTCCTTACCTGCGTCGTAATTCTTCTTGATAAACTCGTTAACGACTACGAAAGCCAGAGCAGACTTGATCCGCTTGACCTGCGGGAAGTGCAGGAACACCGCGCCAGCCAGTAAGTCCAGCTGTTTGGTATCCGCATACCGGGTGTTCTTCCCGGTCTTGTAGTCCGCCAGCCACGCCTTGGCCCCGTTGATGATGAGCAGGTCTGCCACGCCGCGCCACCACACATCTTTGGCGAAGAACCCGCAGGGTTCGTAGCCAGTATCCGTCTTCTTTACACCTAGCTTAATCTCGCAGTGCTTTTCGCCGGGGATGTTGTTGAACGCAGCTACCGTGTCTTCTACGAACTTGAACTTCGCTGGCACCGGGGTGCCGTCACGCACGTATTCCTCAGCAGCTTTGTGGACTTCCTGCCCGTAGATAGAAGCCGTGCCCCCTTCGTCCTGCACATCGCGGGATACCTTCAGGTGGTAGTATTTCTTCGGGCACTGATCGAAAGTCTTGATGCTGCTATAAGACCACGTAATCATGTCAACCACGCAACCAATAAAAAGAAAGCAATCCAAAAAGCTAAGCCACCCAGAAGCGCTAGGGTACACGTAACAAAGTAAAGCGGCGGTTTAGGTTTTGTGCGCTTGCTCATCACATTTCTTCCAATACAATGCGTACGAAATCATCACCCCAAATCTGGCACATACGGGTACGACTCATGCCGCGCTCCGCGCTGTATTTTAGCAGCTTGATGCTGTCTTCCCTACCGCTAATCATGCGCTTGCGCTTGTCATCCCAGTCCATCCGGTACGCAGCGGCGTTTATGTTTTTGTCACTTAATTCCACCTGCTCCCGTCTGGAGAAATATTTAATTCCGTTTATGTGCGTATATCTTGTTGGTGCTCTCATATTATTTACCGCCTTTCGGTACATACGCTATCACGTGGTGCTCTTTGCAGTAAGGTTTGTCCGTCTCCGCTTGCGCCCCACAAAAGTAAAACTCCCCCCGCAGCGCGTTGTTCATCGGCCACCGACACATACCATTCTTCAGGTCCGTCATACGGATCAAGCCCGGGGTCTTGGGGTCCACGTCGTCCCACTTGGTTTTCTTTACCTTGACCGGCTTGGTGGACAGGCCGGGGGTGGGGTTGAACCCGGTTGATTTTAGATACTTACCAGCCCGGTTTAGTACGGCGTATATTTGCCGTTGCCGTTCCTTGTCCGTCTTGTCTTTTGTTATCTTAGGTGCGGTAGGTGCAGCCTTAGGTTTTACTTCTCCCTTCGGCCTCCCTGTAATCATACGGGGAGCTATGTCTTCACCCTCTTTCGCTCTAACCCGAAACAGTTTGCCCAGCACGGCACTGCGGGTCAGGCCGAACTTCCTGCCTATCTCTGCTGCGCTCATACCTTCCCGGGTGTACCGCAGTAGCGCCGCAATCTTTTCTTTGGTCCAAGATACCTTAGTCATTTTATTTTTCTTAACTTGTTAGGTTCTTCGACACCCGCGCTGGGTTTGTACGGCCAGCCCGCACTGGCTGGAGGAGACGTAGTCGGATACCGCTGACCCCACATGGCATCTATATACTCTGCTTCGCTCCTGCCTTCACGAAGTTCAAGCAGGATAGCTCTAGCGTCTTTGTCGTAGTGTGCGCTCATTCCGTGTCCTTTCCTTCGCTGACAGAGATAGGACCGATCTGACATTCACGCAGCACCGCTGCGTACCCTGCGATATCCGTAGCACTATCCTGATGCTTCGGGGTCTGCACCAGACGGGCCATTTTAACCGCGATCATACACATCGCAACCTGTACGGGGGTCACCGGCAAATTAAGGCAGACGCTCCATAGAGTCGCAATACGCTCCATGTTCAGGTGCATGGGTCCGTAGCTCTCGCCACGCTCCTTGATAACCCGCGCTGCTTCTTTCAGCATTTCATGTCCGTGCTTCACTTTACGTTACCTCCCGACTTAAGAATGTCACCGGAGAATACGTAAGTACCCACGTGCTCCAGCTTGATGAATGGGTTGATATAGATATTGCCGCCGTGCTTACGCACCAGCTCGCAGAAGTGGTAGTCCTCCGACAGCAGTGCTCCACCAGCGTCGATACTAGTAGCAAAGAACTCATGCGTCAGAGGCTTGTAGTACTCCCCCGTCTGCGGGTCTTTGTGGGTCGATACGCGATAGGTGGGCACATGGGGCATAAGGTGTTCAAATACCCCCCGTTTGATTAGCATGAAGCCAGTACCGCCATGCCGGGTTTCGAACAGTCCGTTGTCATCCGTCTCGGCATCAGCCCCGCCGATCATGTTAAAGACAAACGCACCGCCATAGTCCTGCAGGTTGTCCTTGCCTTCTTTCGCGGCCTTGTTGATCTGCTTCCAGTCAACTTCCTTCTTGGGGTACAGCCCACATACAACGTCTCTGTCTGCAGCAAGAAGGTTTAAGACTGCCGTTTCATCAAACCCAATGTCTGCGTCGATAAACATAAGGTAGTCGTAGCCCTGCTCAAGAAATACACGCGCCAGTTCGTTGCGGGCGCGGGTGATGAGGCTTTCGTTCATGATGTGCGCCCAGAATACAGGCGCACCCAGTTCACGCAGCTTGGCTACCGTACGCAGAACGCCTTGCACGTAGTAACCCGTGCACATACCACCGTACATCGGTGTGGCGATCATCACGCTTGGTCTGGTTGGTTTTTGGTCGGTCATTTCTTTCTCACTACTGCTTGGTACCCAAAGTGAACCGGAAGTAACTGCTCGGCAAAGATATTCGTGAAAGCATCTACAGCCAGCTTGGGCCTGTGCAGGATGTTCTTGGGGTCGCCCCACAGGTAGTCGTCGAATACCATAACGCCATCCTTCTTCAGCAGCGGCCACGCAAGGCAAGCGTCGGTCAGTACATCAGGTGCAGTATGCGAAGCGTCGATATAGATGAAGTCGTAAAGGTCCTTGCCGTCCACGCAGCTTGCCAGCTTGGAAGCCAAGTGTTGGGTGGAAGTGCATTTGTACTTATAGACTTTTTTGCGCTGGCTTTCGGTTGGGGCTGGAGACGCATACCGGATGTGGGTAGGGTACGGAAACTTACACTCCCCGTCACGCTTATCCACCACCGCGCCACCAAGCACCTTGTCGATGTTATAGTCGAAGTTCTTTTCTACTTCTCCCATATCCAGAACTTCGTGTTCTTCGCCGCCAGCCCATGTGTCTACGCAGTCAATCCAACCACCCGGCTGCATCATGTTCTCTACGATCCAGACAGTGCTGCGCCCTTCGAACGAACCGAGTTCTAGGAAAGCCATACGTTCGGGCAGCAGGGGGATCAGCTTCTCCCATAACTCCGGTGCCCAGTGAAACCAGTCTTGGGTGAATTTGAAGTCGGTCATAATTTTCCTAGTTTCTTGTAGGGGGTGTTATTGGTTAGGGATTCTTGGACCCGGGCTAGGGCTTTGGAAAACAAATCCTCCTGCTCAGGTTCCGGGTTAAGCAATTCGCGCATGAAGTTCTTGTGTATGTTGTCTAGCATTATCTTGTTGCTGACGGGCAGCACTGCGGCTTTCTCTGCTTCTGATCCGTACTGTTGAATGTTATCTAGCACCCACCCCCATCTACCATCGGCTATTTCTTCCGGGTGAGACTCAGCACGGCGCAGGAATAGGTCTACTACTGGGTGCAGTTCTGGTTTTTCTTCGGTCATCTTTTTTGCGCCCTCTCTATATACTTATCTAACTGTCGCATTTGATCCTTGATGGGAAACTTACCGCTTTTACTGGAGTTGCCGGATATTACCTGCACCAGCTTCCCTTCGGGGGTAAATAGTTTGGTGTGCTTGCTGCCGTTTTCAATTCGAAGCCCTCGGCCCTGTGCGTAGTCTAGTAGTTCTCTGTATTTGTTCATCTTGTTTTTCTCACTCTTGTGGGTCGCGCCCAAATTTCCATACAATACACGCGCGGGTGTGTTCTGGTGGAATTTTTTTAATCCCGCTGTCGTGGATTACACCTGCCCTGACAAGCGGCCTAATACGCGGAGAAATCGTAACGACGGTACGATCAGCAAGCACAGCAATCTCAGGAACCGTCAGCCCGTCAGGGTGTGCCTTGAGAATATCAACCACAATGTTCTGTAGCGCAGTTAAACTGCCTTCGGAAAGAGAGTTAGCCGCCTCTTGGCTTGTCGTGGGGTCTGTGTTGCGAGCATATGCCCCGTCGCTTGTTTCCATTGTCATATTTTAACAATCTCCGTAAGTTCC